ACAATTGCAAACACATCAGAGCAACAGTTTAAGATTGAGTTTGAGTGTGAGTTCTTAGGATCTGTTAATACTCTTATTAATGCAGCGAAACTCAAAAATCTTGTATATGATGCACCAAAGACAAGAAACGCAGGTCTTGATATTTACGAAACACCAGTTCCCGAACATAATTATATAATAACAGTTGATGTTGCAAGAGGAATGGGTAATGATTATTCTGCGTTCATAGTTTTTGATACTACAGAATTCCCTTATAGGGTAGTTGCTAAGTATAGGAATAATGAAATTAAACCTATGCTGTTTCCAAATATAATATTGGATGTAGCAAAGGGATATAATCAAGCATACTTATTAATAGAAGTAAATGATATTGGAGATCAGGTTGCAAGTATTCTTCAATATGAACTTGAATATGAAAATGTCTTAATGGCATCTATGAGAGGTAGAGCAGGTCAAATAGTTGGGCAAGGTTTTTCTGGTAAGAAAACTCAACTTGGTGTCAGAATGACATCTGCAGTTAAGAAGTTAGGATGCTCCAATCTTAAAACGATGATGGAGGATGATAAACTCCTTACTTGTGATTATGAAATTATTTCAGAACTAACAACATTTGCACAAAAGCATAATTCATTTGAGGCAGAGGAAGGATGTAATGATGACCTTGCTATGTGCCTTGTTATATTTGCTTGGTTAGTTGCACAAGAGTATTTTAAAGAGATGTCTGATAATGACATCCGTAAGAGAATATATGAAGAACAAAAGAATCAGATAGAACAAGATATGGCTCCATTTGGGTTCGTTCAGGATGGTCTTAATGATACGGGAAGTTTTACTGATAAAGATGGAGATACATGGCATACAGATGAGTATGGAGACCGTTCATACATGTGGGACTACATGTAAAGATACTAAACAATAAATAATCATAGGAAAAATCTGAGATTCGGAGTATAAAAGATGCCTCTAAATTTAGCATCTCCTGGTATTGTTATAAGAGAGGTTGACTTAACCATTGGTAGAGTTGATCCAACTAGTGGGTCTACAGGAGCACTTGTAGCACCTTTTGCGAAAGGACCTGTTGGAGATCCACAGTTAATAGAAAATGAAGAAGACCTTCTTCAAACGTTTGGACAACCATATTCAACTGATAAGCATTACGAGCATTGGTTAGTTGCATCATCATATCTTGCATATGGTGGAACATTAAGCGTTGTTAGAGCAGATGACTTTGACACTGTAACTGGTGTTGGTCTAAAGAACGCTTTTGTTGGTACTGCTTCTAGCATTAGAATCAAAAGTTCAATTCATTACAATCAGTTAGGTTACGATGATAATACAATCACTGGAGTAACCTTTGCTGCTAGTACACCTGGAAGTTGGGCAAATGGTATTAAGGTAGCAACTATTGATGCTAAGTCAGACCAAACATTAAGTGGTATTTCAACTGTTGGTTTAAGCACATCATCATTATTAGTTGGTGCTGCAGTAACACAGGATGTTACAGGTCGTAAAAAAGGATTAAAAACTTTAGGCGGTCTTATAAAAGGAGTCATTACTTCAGTAGATAGTGCTAATAGTACTGTTGAAGTTAAAGTTGTTTCTCACGTAGATGCTGCTGGAGTTGAAGAAAACGTTGAATACAATGCTGGTGGAGCATATGAATTCAAGAAAGAGGCGGTTGCAATTCACGGTGGTGGATTAAGTAATGCAGTTTCACTTGGAAATCAAACACCTAGTGGCGTTGCTGATTGGTTTGAATCTCAAACAATAACTTTACAAGGTGGTGGTACTCTTGAGTGGGATCAACTAGCGAATAGACCATCAACTTCATCATATGTTGCTACCAGAGGAGGTAGATTTGATGAAATTCATGTTGTTGTTATAGACGACACTGGATCTATTACTGGAAATGCTGGAACAATTTTAGAGAAACATCTAAATCTTTCTAAAGCAACAGATGCTGAATATTCTGTAGGTGCTACTTCATACTGGAGAAAGTATCTTGCAGTTAATTCTAAGTATGTCTTTGGTGGTAGTGCACCTGCTAATACCGTAGCAAATGCATTTAGTACTGGATATGTTTTAGATACTGATGCTGGATGGGATCAGAAATCAGACAATGTTAACTTTGGTGGTTCTGGATCTAACAGTTATGCACTAGCAAACGGAACAAATTATGGTGGTATTTCTACTATAACAAGTACAGGTGCATTAAATTCTGGTGCTGATGACATCATTAGTGGATTAAAATTATTCAAGAACAAAGAAGAAACTGACATCGACTTTGTTTTGATGGGATCTGCAAACTACGATAAAGATACTGCTGCTGGAGTAGCAGATGAAGTTATTGCAGTTGCAGAATCTAGAAAAGATGCAGTTGCATTTATTTCACCTTACAGACAGGCATTCTTAAACGATAGCGTTTCTGGAACTGTAACTGTTAGTGATATTGATACAGTTACAGAAAATATAACAAGTTTCTATTCTGATAGAGTATCTTCAACTTATGCAGTATTTGATAGTGGTTACAAATACATGTATGACCGCTTTAATAACACATTCAGATATGTTCCATTAAATGGAGACATTGCTGGAACATGTGCTAGAACAAGTATTGAGCAGTTCCCTTGGTTCTCACCAGCAGGAACAGCAAGAGGTGCCATTCTTAACGCAACTAAACTTGTTTACAATCCTGGTAAAGAGCAAAGAGATACTCTTTATTCAAACAGAATTAATCCAGTTATTAGTTCACCAGGTGCAGGTATTATCCTCTTTGGAGATAAAACTGCATTTGCAAAAGCATCAGCATTTGATCGCATCAACGTTCGTAGGTTGTTTATCTTCCTTGAAGATGCTATTGCAGCTGCTGCAAAGGATCAACTCTTTGAATTTAACGATGAACTTACAAGGACTAACTTTGTAAATATCATTGAACCATTCTTGAGGGATGTTCAAGCGAAGAGAGGTATCTTCGACTTCGTAGTTATTTGTGATGAAACAAATAACACAGCAGCAGTCATTGATTCCAATGAGTTTGTTGCAGATATCTTCATTAAACCAGCACGTTCTATCAACTTCATTGGTCTTACCTTTGTTGCTACGAGAACTGGTGTTGCTTTTGAAGAAGTAATCGGTTCAGTTTAATTAAGAGGTTCTAAACAATCATGGCTAGAAATCAAGTCAATCCACCACCACTAAGGACTATATCAAACTTTAAGAGTAAGTTGACGGGTGGTGGTGCTCGTGCTAATCTGTTTGAAGTTGTCCTCACTTTTCCAGATGCTGCTCAACCAGATACTGCAGTTCTTGACAAATCAAGATTCTTAGTAAAAGGTGCTAATTTACCAGCATCCAATGTTGCTCAGATAGAAGTTCCTTTCAGAGGAAGGGTTCTTAAAATTGCTGGAGACAGAACAATTGATTCTTGGACTGTTACTGTAATTAACGATACTGATTTTGGTGTAAGATCTGCTTTTGAAAGGTGGATGAATACCATTAACAGAATGTCAGATAATACAGGTTTAACAAATCCTGCAGATTATCAAGCAGATGCTTATGTCTATCAGTTAGATCGTGATGGTTCTACATTAAGATCTTACAGATTTTATGACACTTTCCCAACTCAAGTTGGTCCTATTGAACTTTCTTACGATGCTCAAGGGATTCAAGAGTTTACAGTTGAACTACAAGTTCAGTATTGGGAAGCTATTAAAGGCACTGGTCCAAATGCAGGTGGTGAAGACATCAACTAAATAGATTATATAACAGAGTAAATTTTATACTATGGCAAAACTTTTCGGGTTTTCAATTGAGGATACAGAAAAGAAATCCACTTCGATAGTATCACCCGTCCCCAAAAATAATGAGGACGGGGTTGATAACTTTATATCGAGTGGATTTTATGGTCAATACGTAGATATTGAAGGTGCATATCGTTCTGAATACGATCTAATAAGAAGATATAGAGAAATGGCACTTCATCCAGAAGCGGATGGTGCTATTGAAGATGTTGTTAATGAAGCGATAGTTAGTGATTTATATGACTCTCCAGTAGAAGTAGAACTTTCAAACTTAAATGCTAGTAATACTTTAAAGAAAAAAATTAGAGAAGAGTTTAGATATATTAAAGAAATAATGGACTTTGATAAAAAGTCCCATGAGATTTTTAGAAACTGGTATATTGATGGTAGAGTATTTTATTTAAAGGTTATTGATACTAAGAATCCCCAAGATGGTATTCAAGATCTTAGATATATTGATCCTCTAAAAATAAAGTATATTCGTCAAGAAAAGAAAAAACCTGGTAGTGATCCTACTATAAGGGTTAGATCTGATGCAGAAGCAGTTCCAAATCCAGAGTTTGATGAATTTTTTATCTATACTCCTAAAGTACAGCACCCAACAGCAATGATGGGTAGTATGTCTGGAAAATCATCTCAGATTAAAATTGCTAAAGATTCTATTGCTATGTGTACTTCTGGTTTAGTAGATAGAAATAAGAACAGGGTTCTTTCATATCTCCACAAAGCAATCAAAGCACTTAATCAACTTAGAATGATTGAGGATTCTCTTGTTATATACAGATTATCAAGAGCACCTGAAAGAAGAA